GTCAGGGATTGCCCAAATCAAAGAAGCCACGTTCCAAAAGGTTCGTTTGGCATGGTACACGGGGCCACATTTCTTATATGACGTGCCTAGCCCGTACAAACACAACCAATTCCCGTATGTGCCGTTTTTTGGACACCGCGAAGATTTGACCAACGTGCCTTACGGTTTGGTGCGCACGATGGTGTCACCGCAAGATGAAGTCAACGCGCGTAAATCCAAAATGCTATGGGCATTGAACAGCCGCCGCGTGATCACCGATTCGGACGCCGTGCTGGATCACGCCAAAGCCTCTCAAGAAGTGGCCCGTCCTGACGCGTATGTGATTATGAATGCCAATCGCAAGCCTACCAGTCAGTTTAGGGTAGAACCAGGCGGTGAATTGGCAACACAACAATTCCAAGTAATGCAGGAAGCCAAGCAAGAAATTGCCGAAGCGTCCGGTATTCACAAATCGATGCAAGGCCAGCAATCCGGCGCGTCATCCGGTCTAGCTATCAATAGCTTGATCGAGCAGGGCGTTAATACACTGGCCGAGATTAACGACAACTACGCTTACGCACGTCGGATTGTGGGCGAAATGTTGTTTGAAATGGTCAAACAAAACCTGATGCAAGGCCCGAACAAAGTGACTATTGGTGAGGGCAAAGGTAAAAAAGTTATTCCGCTCAATATGCCTGCGGTTGATCAAGAAACCGGACAGCCAACCATCGTCAACAACGTGACCAAGGTCAAAGCCAAGATCGTATTGGACGACGTTCCAAGTACACCGACTTACCGGATGCAACAGTTGCAGATGATGACCGAGATTACCAAGTCGTTACCGCCTCAATTGCAGGCGCAGGTAGTGGATTTTGTGATCGAAGCCACCGATATGCCAAAACGTCACATGCTGGCCGACCGCATACGCGCTGCCGTGGGCATCCAAAACCCAGAGCAACAGCAAGCGGCTATGGAAGCCCAGCAACAAGCAGCCGCTATCCAACAAGACATGGCACAAAAAGCGTTTGTTTTGGATAGTGCGTTAAAAGCGGCGCAGATTCGTAAAACCAACGCAGAGGCGGAAAAGGTGCAAACCGAATCAACCCGCGCCAAATATGAACCGATTGTCAGAACGCCAAAAGTAGACGTTCAAGCGCCAGCTATTCAAACTCAATAAGGAAAGATTATGTCATCAACTATCAAAGACCGACACACGAACAAAAACCGCACCATTGCCAGTGAAGTGGTAGGCGCGTTTGCAGTCACGCCAAACGACACCACCGACTTAATCGAATGCACATTGAGCTTGTATGTCAGCGTGGCAGGTGCAGTTAAAGTGACCTTGTTTGACGGTTCGATTGTGACCTATGCCAACTTGATTGCAGGCCGCCACCCCTTGAGAGTAAAACGGGTATGGGCTACCGGCACGACTGCCACCGGCATTGTGGCCGAGGTGTAATCATGGCAGCGGATAAAGTTGGCGTCATTATCGGTACTTTGTTTTTAGCCCGTGATTTGGCGCATATCGGGCACCTGAAAACGCACAGCTACGCGCAGCATAAAGCGTTGGACGATTTCTATAACGGCATTATCGACTTGGCCGACACCTTAACCGAAGCCTACCAAGGCAGGTATCGCCGATTGATTGATATTCAGTTATCCGCCAATGAAGGTGATGAGGCTATCGTAGATAAGCTGGACGCCCAACGCGACTGGTTACATAGCTATCGTTATGAGGCTATCCCAAAAGATGAAACCGCCTTGCATAACATCATCGACGAAATTGAAGGCTTGTACATGAGTACCGTCTATAAATTGCATTTTTTATCCTAGAAAGTGATGCGACCACTAGCAGCCCCACTTCGGTGGGGTTTTTTTTGCCTATTGCCTAACAGTCGAATTGCTCTGGCCGCTTTATATTGAGATTTCCAGTAAAGGCAAGAATCCCCGCCATGGGTTATTGGCCTCGCCTTACGCAAATCCGTATTCCAACACGATAAGTGGAGCTAGTAATGACTGAAATGATGATCGATTTAGAAAACCTTTCTGATAATCCAGAAGATTTGGCAAAAGCCTTTGAGCAATTGGAATCGGGTGACACACCTGCACCAAAAGCCGAAGAATCGCCAAAGGTCGAAGAATCGACAACCAAGCAAGACGAAGGGCAACAGCAAGAAACGCAAAAACAGAACGAACCCGAACCCGAAGGTATCGCTACAAAGGATGGCAAGCACGTTATCCCGTATTCGGTACTGAAAAGCGAACGCGATCAACGCACCCGCGCCGAGCAATTGGCCAAGGAAATGCAAGACCGTGTAACCGCTCTGGAAAAGATAGTTCAATCTGGAAATCAAGGGGCGAACAACGGTGAAAGCGCCCGCACCACTGAGCAATCGGCTGTGAATGATATATCCGATGAGGATTTAGAAGTTCTGAAAGAGGATTTTCCGACGGTGTACAAAGCGGTAATGGCGTCAATGGCTGCGGCCAAAGCGCTGGAAGCCAAACTAGTCCCCGTTGAAGAAAGTGTGAGAAGCCAAGAGGCGGAACGTGCGCAAAACGCTACCGAGTCGGTGCAAGAAGCGATTGATTCAGTGCCTAAGCTCGCACACATCCAAGCCAGTGATCCCGAAGCGTTCGAGTTGGCTCGCCAGTTCGACCAAACGCTACGCAATCAACCTGCTTGGGCTGAAAAGTCACTCTCAGAACGGTTTGCCAAAGTCGCCGAAATGGTGGAAGCGGCAATCGGCCCGATTGAAATGCCTGGTCAACAGTCAACTACGCAACCAAGTGCCGCCGAGCTACAAAAAGCAGCGCAAGCATTGGCCGCGCAAGCCGCCAAGAAGAACCGCACCAATGTGCCTACTTCGCTTTCTGAGGCAGCGGCAGGACAACACGCCGCCCAAGACGAACGGGAAGCTGCGGAAAACATGACAGCCCTACAACTGGCTGAGAAGTTTTCCAGCATGACACCCGATCAAATGGATGCGTATTTTCAAACTGTGTAAATAACGAGGACAAGCAATGTCTACCAATATCCCTGTCGGTTCCGCTCTCGCGCGGAAAATCTATTCAGTGGGTTTGTTCACTCGCGTGCAACACTCCCCTGGCTTTATGAATCTGTTGTCTGGCGAAATGCCGAAAGAAGGCTCATTCGCTGCTAAAACCAAAGGCCAAACAAGCCCTGATTACCCAATCGTGAAAGCGGGTGACTTGGCTAAAGGCGCTGGTGACACCGTATCGATTGACCTGTTCAACATTCTGCAAGGTAAGCCTGTCATGGGCGACACTCGTATTGAGGGTCGTATGATGCAGCTCACTTACTCAAGCATGGATGTTCGCATCGATCAAGTCCGTGGTGGTGCTGATTCCGGTGGTCGTATGACGCAAAAACGTACCGTCCACAACTTGCGTAATATCAGCATGGCTGGTATCCAAGCATGGATGCAACGTCTGGAAGATCAAACTGCCTTGGTTCACTTGGCAGGTGCCCGTGGTGCGCAATCAACCACTGACTGGGTTATCCCTTCTCAAGCTGATCCAGACTTTAGCGCAATCATGGTCAACAGCGTGAAAGCACCAACCAAAAACCGTTACTTCGCGGCAAACGATGCAACTGGCCCAGATGACATCGGTACTAACGATGCGTTGACCTTGCAAGACATCGACCGCATTGTGGCGCAATTGCGTGAAAGCCCGATTGTGATGCAGTCTGTCAAAGTCAAAGGCGACGACCGTGCTTGGAATGATCCTTTGTGGGTTATGTTCGTGACCGAACGCCAATGGTTGTACTTGCAAGCGCGTACCGGCCAAACCACTTGGAGACAAGCGGCGCAATATGCTTTCGAGCGTAAATCAGCGGCAGGCACCAACAAACATCCATTGTTCGACGCCTACGAAACCATCATGTGGAATGGCGTATTGATCAAACGTTTGAACCGTTATGCAATCCGTTTCGCTGCTGGCGACAACGTGATTAAAGATACCGGTGGTTCTGACGGCGGTACTTACACTGAAAGCACTGTGCAAACAGCGCAACCAGTAGACCGCGCGATCATTGTCGGTGCGCAAGCGATGGCTAAAGCCTACGGTAAATCGGCTTCTGATTACTTCTACGACTGGAGTGAAAAAGAAGTTGACCACGGCAACAGTATCGAAACGGTCGCAGCGGCTATGACTGGTTCAGCCAAAATCCGCTTCAAAATCGACGGCGCTGACACCGATTTTGGTGTAGCAGTAGTGGACTCTTATGCGCCTGATCCAGCATCAGCCGCAGGTCGCACACTGCTTGGCTCTTAATTAGTCTGGGGGTGGTAACGCGCCCCCATTCTGAACTTAACTTTTGGAGATTTGAACATGGCAACTATCAATGCCCCTTCTTTGCTTGATACCGTTTACAGCGGTGATTGCCCGTTGGCTAATGCCCACGGCTACATTACTTTGGCTAGTGCGGCGTCTGGCGACAAAGTACGCTTGAACAAAGTGTACGCAGGTACCAAGATTTATGACATTAAGTTGGTGAACGCTGCCCTTGGCGCCAGCACAACCGTGTCTTTGGGTTATGAGTACGTTAATGGCGAGTCCGGTGGTTCTGCTACCGCGTTATTGGCTGCAACATCCACTTCGTCTGCTGCGGCTACTCGTGAAGGTGCGGTTGCACCGGTCGTGTTGGCTTATGACGCTTACATCACCGCCACCATTGGCGGCGCTGTTGCATCCGGTCAGCTTGACGTAGTGACTACCTATGAATTCAAAGGCAAGTAATTGTCTTGAGTGAACGATGGGGGCTTGCCTTTGGCTTGCCCCTATTTTTTTGTTTGGAGAATAGAACATGACAAGACTTATTCCTTTGGTTTATGTCGGCAATAAACCCGCCGCTTACGACAATATCGCACGCTCCGGTAAAACCTGGCTCGGTAAAGGCGACGTGCAGGAAGTGACCGACGCACAAGCCAAATTGCTTTTGAAATATCCCGATCAATGGCAGCTTGAAAACCCCAAGGATCAAGCGGCAGTCGATAAGCCGGTATCCATTGCAGTGACCGATGAAGATGGCAACGATGTCACTATTGATCCAGAGGTGTTTTCCAAACCAATTGAAACGTTATCCAAGTCTGAGTTGGCCGCCTATGCCTTGAACAAATGGAACAAGGAACTAAGCACCAACAAAAGCAAAAAAGACATGATCGACCAGATTGAAGAATGGGAACGTGATTTAGATGTGTCGATTGGCGTGCCTGAATAGCAGTCAAATAGTCACAGGCAAGTGATACTAAGCTCACCATCAATAGGGCTTTAACCGTGGCAAATATCAAGTATTCAGAACTGCTCGACGAGGTGTTGCCGTCTTTGAACGCTGACCCGTCCGACCCTGTGACCGAAAACGCAATCAAGCGTGCGGTAATTGATTTTTGCGCGGGTTCTTGGATTTGGCAATATCTGCCTGACCCTATTGACGTGGTGGCGGGTGAAGCCTATTACGACCTTGAACCGCCCGCGAGCGCGGATGTCTCGGTGGTAATGAACGCGCTGCACAACAACGTGCCACTGGAAGCCAAAACCATTATCCAACTGGATGCAGAAATACCAGGCTGGCGCACAACCCAGACAACGCCCAAGTATTACGCCCAAATCGATACCGATCAAATCATCTTGGCCGGTATCCCAGAAGCCAATATCTACAAAGGGCTAACCATGACACTGGCACTGCAACCAAGTCAAAGCGCCACCAGTTTTCCGAAATGGATTTTTAGCCAATACATCTACGCATTGGCTGACGGCGCACTTGCCAAATTGATGCTTATGCCCAATAAGCCGTGGTCTGATCCGGCCAACGGGCTAGACCGTCGAACACGTTTTGAAGGCGCCATTGCAAACGCCCGTAACAACACTGTCAGTTCGCTGGGTCGATCTGCTGCTCGCGTTAAAGCGCAACACTAATCGAGAATTTTATGGCAACCGTAACCGTTACATCGATCATTTCAAAAGCGCAAACCATCTTACAAGACACCACTGGCGTTCGCTGGCCTGCCGATGAACTCCTTGGCTGGCTCAATGATGGACAGCGCGAAACCGTGTTGTTTAAACCGAACTCATGCGTCAAGAACATTCCCGTAAAACTGGCAACAGGCACCAAGCAATCACTGCCTGCCGACGCGGTGCAGTTGATTGACATTGTGCGCAACATGGGACTGGACGGAAACACCGCTGGGCGCTCAATCCGTATCGTGATGCGAGAAATTTTGGATGCGCAAGTACCCGACTGGCATATTGCCAATGCTGCGGCAACAGTCAAACACTACATCTATAACTTTCTTGATCCAAAGACGTTCTACGTTTATCCACCGCAACCTTCAATCAATCAAGGGTATGTTGAAGCGGTTTATGCCGCGACACCCGTTGACGCAACATTGGTAAGTACCATTTCCATCGATGACATTTACCAAACCGTGTTGCTCGACTACATGCTGTACCGCGCGTATAGCAAAGATACCGAGTACGCCGCTGACGTTAATCGCGCTGCGGCTCACCAGTCTGCCTATCTCGCTGCGCTCACCGGCAAAGCCAAGGTGGAAACGGGTGCTAACCCGAATTTTATGGCGCCAGCCAACCCTAACGTCACACCGAATCCAAGCTAACTGAAAGGAAAAATATCATGGGTGCTTTTAGTAATTACCTTGA